CTTTAGTTGCATAGTTTTTTCATTGGTTGATTTTTTTAGTTAGAAACCCTATTGTAACAAAATAGGGTTTTTTTAGTTATATAAGTATGAAAGTAGTAAATCCAAACGATACAGAACACACACTACAATTAATACCTCGTTTTTATCCGACAGGCGAAGTTGTTTTAAGTCTATATAATGAATTTACAACAATTACTACCGATGTAGATAATATTTACATCACAACTTATGGTAATTTATTTATTACTTTCGATTTTGAGTTTGAAAACAATTCAAAATATCAAATTAAAATAACAGAAGCGGATGAGGTTGTTTATAGAGGTAAATTAATGGCAACAACACAAACTCCACAAGACTTTAAGCTAACAAATAACGTATATTATTACTAATGGCAGAACCTAAACAAGACATACGTTTAATACAATTAAACAATTACATAAGACCGAAAATTGAAGAGAATAAAGCTAAAAATTGGGTTTTAAACGGGCGTAATAATTCGTTTTACTATTACTTAATTGATAGGTTTAACGGTAGCCCTACTAATTCCGCTATTATCAACTCTTACGTCGATATGATTTACGGTAAAGGTATTGGTGCTAAAAACGCTTTTACTAATACTGAGGATTGGGTTAGATTTAAAGTGCTTTTAAAGGATTCTGACTTAAGACGTATTGTTTCGGACTTTGTTTTGTTTAATGAGTTTAGCGCACAAACTATTAAGGCTAAAAATAAAAAAGATTTAGGCGCAATTAAGCATTTACCTAAAGAACGTGTTGCACCATCGATTGAAAACGAAGAGGAAGAAATCGAACACTACTTTTATTGCAGAGATTGGAAAAACACTAATAAGTTTACTCCAATGCCCTTCTCTGCTTTTGGAACTTCTAAAGACGAAATAGAAATATACAACGGTAAGCCTTATAAAGCAGGGAAAACATATTTTGCAGACCCTGACTATTTAGCAGGTTTGCCTTATATGGAAATGGAGGAGGAAATTTCTAACTACTACATAAACCATATTAAAAACGGCTTGTCATTTGGTTATATTATAAATATTCCAGATGGTAATAGTCTAACCGAAGAGGAAAAAGACGATTTAGAGCGTAAGATTAAGCAAAAACTAACAGGTAGTAGTAATGCAGGTAAATTTGTGTTGTCGTTTAACGGTAGAGATGCGGAAATAACAGTTACGCCTTTAACAGTTAATGATGCACATAAACAATGGGAGTATTTGACAAGCGAAAGCCGTCAACAGATAATGACGTCGCACCGAGTTGTTTCCCCTATGCTTTTTGGTATTAAAGACAACACGGGATTTGGCAATAACGCTGATGAGTTAGACACTGCACGCGAACAGTTGATTAAATACGTTATAGAGCCTAAACAACGCTTTATAATCGAAGCATTACAGGAAATTTTAGAGCATTATGGCATTAACCTAGAGTTATACTTTAAACCGCTTAAAGAAACTTCGGTTACGTTATCAGAAGAAAAAAAAAAGACTGATTTAGATGAGTTTTTGGCTTTAGGCGAGGATGAGGACCTAGAAAACTACGAATTAGTAGAATGTAAGCCTGTAGACTACGATGAAGAGGATACAATAACGCTTTCAGTAAGCACAGGAACGGCAATACCCAACGCAAAATCGAAATATGACACGGAATTTTACATTTATCGTTATAGATACGCAGGAAATGAAGCACCTGAAAGAGATTTTTGCCGTTCAATGATGCGTGCAAACAAGATTTATAGACGTGAGGATATCGAAGCAATGGGCGAAAAGAACGTAAATCCAGGTTTTGGTATGCACCCAACGCCAAATAAGCCTTATTCTATATGGAAATATAAAGGCGGTGGTCTTTTAAGTTCGGCTTTTACAAGCGGAACGTGTAAACATTATTGGGAGAAGCTAACATACAAGAAAAAAGGCGTAAAAATAGACGTAAATAACCCTATTAATGAGCCAAAACAAAGCATTGCATCAGGAATAGCGGGGATTGCTCCGCATAGCATTTAATATTATGGCAGAATTTTTATTCATATCCCCCGAAGAATTAGCATCAACGACCATTTTAGGCGGTAATGTTGACGCTGATAAGTACTTGTTTTGTATTGCAAACGTTCAATTAACAGTTATTGAGCCGTTATTAGGCACGGAATTATACGATAAAATCTATACAGAAGCCGAAGCCGATACTTTAGCAGGTCTTTATTTAGAATTGTATACTGATTTTGTTAAGCCAATCACTAAACAAAAGTCTATGGCAGAATATTTAGAGATAGCGTCTTATATCGTTGACAACGGCGGTATTTATAAGCACACAGGTGAAAACATTGAGGTTGTTGATAAGCAGGAGGTGTTATATCTATCAAATAAGTACAACGCTTTGGCGCAAATGTACATCCAAAGGTTTAATAAATGGATTTGTAAAAACACTATAACCGAATACAAGACATACCAAGACGAGGTAAACGCTAAAAGACATATAAAGGTAACTGCGGGTTGGAAATTAGATGGTGGTAACAATAATTGTGATTTGCCGTGGTATCTACAGTCTTAAGTGGTTATAATAGGAAATGTAAAGATAGTATTGCGGGCGTTTCCGAAATCTATTTATTTCCTTATGTTCAATACTCACGTAGTCAGATAGTAACTAACGGAAATGTATTAGAAACATTCCCAACAACAACTATTTATAAGTTTTATTCTAATGGCGACCCGATAGCAAATGAAAGTCAAGAGCAAGACGATGGCGGTAAGTTTTTTAACCAAAGTATTGCTTTAGAATTACAAGGAGCGAATGACAATGAAAACGTTTCAAAACTACAACGCAAAGATTATCGTTTAATCTTTAGAGATAGAAACGGATTGTATAGAATATTTGGTCTTTACGTTGGATTAGAAGCAGGAACTATAAATTATAACACGGGAGGCTCAAAAGCAGAATTTAACGGCTTTAAAATAGATTTTACAGGTAAAGAAGAATATCAAAGTTTTTTTATAAATGATTTGGAAGAAGCAGGATTTTTTAATGCTGATTTTGATTACAGAATTACAGAAGCAGGAGAATTTAGACTTACTGAAACTAACGAATACAGAATTTTAGAATAATGGCAACAAAAAAGATAACACAATTAAACGATGCTTCTTTACCACTAACAGGTTCTGAATTAATAGAATTAGTACAAGACGGCGAAAATGTAAAAGCACCAATTAGCGAAGTCGGTGGTGGCGGTGGCGGAGCAGTTGATTCTGTAAACGGTCAAACGGGCGTAGTAGTTGTAGGCCTACAAAGCGTTTTAACAGAGGGCGGAACGGCTACGGATTTACCAATAACATTAATTAATAGTGGCGAAGATAACGAGGCTTTACACGATGGTTCGTATTCTACTTATACAAATGTAGGTGGGGATAATTCAGCAATAACACCCGACCAAATATTTGTCGCTGATGCTGACGAAAAAATACAGATAACTAAAGGGTTTATAGCACGAGGCAAAGGTTCTTTTAGTAGTATTGTTGGATTCACAGACCCAACGGCAAACCGTTCAATAACATTTCAAGATGATGACGGAACGGTGGCGTTTTTAAGCGATATTACGGGCGTTTCCGATGGCGATAAAGGCGATATTACAGTTTCAAGCGGTGGTACTGTTTGGACTATTGATAACGGTGCTGTTGATAACGCTAAAATAGCAAGCGGAGTTGATGCGGTTAAGATTGGTGCAGGCGCAGTTTCTAACACCGAGTTCGGTTATTTAGATGGTGTAACAAGTGCTATTCAAACGCAGTTAGACGCTAAGGCTTTAAAATCAATGAGCGCATATAAGATGCGAGCCAATAACACAAACGCAACGGCAGACGCAACCGAAAGAGATTACCGAGAAGAAGCAAGCGCATCATATACGGGTACAATAGCGTGGACGGGAACAACCGCGCCTAGTGGGGCAACAAATCACACTTATCGTTGGATTAGAGTTGGCAATATGGTAACGCTACACATATCTTTGAGTTATGCGGTTTCGGGAACGGGTTTATCAATGGTTACAATGGAATTACCAAGTAACTGTCCTACGCCACACCAACCAACGGGATTTACGGGAGCAAGTGAAATACTATATCCTGCAACGGGGAGAATGTTAAACTCAAGAACAACGGCTACTGTAGTTTCAACATCTTGTTATTTAAGAAACAACGCCGCAAATAATGGATATGAATTGCAATTAACTAACGGTTCTATTGCGGCGGTTTTTGCAATGATAACCGTTCAATACTTTACTTCATAATGGCATATATTAGACAAATCGGAACTAACACAATAGTGTTAACCGACATTAAAGAATTAGAAAAACACCCTTGTTTAGAAACTGGATTGTTTGAGATTGTAAACGAGGATATTCCTAAAGACGCAGAATTTTAGAATAATGGCAACAAAAAAGATAACGGAATTAGCATCAGCAACCACTCCTTTAGCGGGAACTGAGTTAATAGAGATAGTTCAAAGCGGTACTAATAAAAAAGTTGCCGTTA